TGGACTCAGCAGAAAATAATTTATATCATAGTATCCTACAGAAGGCAAACAAATGAACGACGAACTAATTAAAGCTAGCAAAATTGCATTCAGCACTGAATTTGCATTTTATCTAAAGGCAGCTTTTTATCACTGGAATGTTGAAGGACCAGACTTTGTGCAGTATCACGAACTGTTTGGAAAAATCTACGAGGAAGTTCTAGGTAGTATTGATGACTTTGCTGAGAATATTCGCAAACTAGGTGGTTATACACCAGCAAGTTTTACTAGGTTCAGCGCATTAAGTGAAGTTGATGATCAGATTGAAGTACCACCAGCACAAAGTATGATCAGTGAACTACTATCTGACAATGATAAGTGTGTGGCTATTTTAAGTAGAGTCTATGACTTATCAGAGCAAGCCGGAGAACGAGGATTTAGTAACTTCCTGGCAGAGCGTATGGATGCACATCGCAAACACGGCTGGATGTTGAGAGCCACTCTTAAATAATTAGCGGACGCTGTAGAGCAGTGTACAACTCTCTACAGCAATTTTACTAGTAGTATTTTTCCTTATAAACTCCATTGTGTCCTGGAATTTTTCCTGCATATAGCTTGATCCCAAATAAAACATTTGCCAGTCCATATTAAAACTATTACTGAACCATAGATAGGCACTGAGCTGGGGATCATTTAGTTTTGCTAGTAGTGGAGTTAAACTATTATTGTCAAGAAGATCTAGTTTAATAAAACTAATCTTATAAGTTAAAAATCTTTTCCAACGTGTTTCTAGTTCTTCTTTACTGATTTCAGCTTCAAGAAGTCTAAAATTTAGTTTGTCAGTAAAATTACTATGTTGATCAATAATACTGATATAATTAGGATGGTTTAGTTTAAATGAATTAAAAACTGACTCAAGGGTATCTAGGTCCCCGTCCCAGTTTTCTATTAGATACCTTTGCCAATCTAGTGCTGCGGGATTAGCATCAAATAATACTACCTCAGTGTTTTCTTGAAAATTATATGCGCCAGACAAAAATCCAGGTTTAACTCCACCACACACACCGGCAAAAAAATTAAACTTTTGTTTAAAAACACGCTCTGCTACATTTATTGGTAAAAGCTGTTCTGTATTAATGGGATAAAAACCATTACTGTAAACTTCCTCGTAGGAGCCTTTCAACTTTGCTATGAATATTTCTACATTGAAATTTTTAGGCTGATAATCTTTGTCATTGAGAGAATTTATAATTTCTTGCCAATTTTCATTGGGGTAGCAGTAACGTTTTTTATACCTTATGGAATCTGGAAAATTTTTTACTGTGTAGCCGTTCTTGACTAATTCTTCTAATAGGTATGTACCATAAAAATGCCCGGGAACAGTTTTCATTTCGTAACTAGCACTAGGTGATATCCAATGTGGTGTGTAGCTATCGTGAAAGTTTTCTCTAGATCTGTTAGGTGTCATTAGCAGCAACCTTTTTTCTGATCTAACAGGACGAATAGGAGGACATCCTATTTTACGATAAACCGCGGTGTTTATTAAAATGCATTGAGGATGAAGTTGAAATAAACCTTCTCTATGTAAAATATGACAAATAACAGGAGTTTTTTCCTGGATTGCATAGTCTACAAGTTCCTGTATTACAGCAGGGCCACCAATATGAGAACCCAAAGCCAAAACTAAAACATATTCAGAACTGCAATTTTTGATATGACTCTCTAAATTATTTGTTTGTGTAATTTTAAAACCTAGAGTTTGATATTTGATAAGATCATATAATCTTTTTCTTAAAATATCTCTATGTTCTGATGGGACGTCGTTGGTTATTTCATCGTACAGTACGATTTCTACTTGCATAAAAGTAATCTATAAATAAACGTATATAATGAGTGATATTATATTTATGCAGATAAAATTTGAGTTTCAACAACATCAAGACCTCACAATAGAAATTTTAGACATACCCATACTTAAAGTATGGTTCGAAAATTTACGATCCAATTTCTATGATGTAAGTAAAGTTAGCTGCACTGGGATTGGGTTAACAGGAGGCAAAAGGAAAAATCTTGAAGATATGGGCTATAATCTTGATCAAATTCATCTAGCTGCTAGTGAACTTAAAAAATTAGGATATAATTGGCCCAATCAAATACCATTAATTTCCAACGACCCCAATGTTCCCATTGCACAACAAGATTTAAATAAATTACATAGATTTTTTACAGAGAACTGGAGATGGTGTTATGTTCGCGGACGTAAAAATTTCAATGAACCCAACCCTTATGATCCAGATTTTAAATATCCTGAGGATCTAGAACCAGAGCAATACTATGAAATAATTGATAAAATTAATGTTGCTGTTCATAATCTAGAAGAATATGCCTTGATGGAACCAACTAAAAGTTTCCTTATAACTAATAGCCTAGTTCCCAAAAGTATATGGATTCAAGACCTGGATTTTCCCGTAACTTACTTAGACATAGAAGAATATTTACATAATTACAAATTTGATCTCACCGCTGATGATTTTCCTGTAGTGTTACCAGCACATATTCTAGGCAAGGCTGTGATCCATAGTTTTATAGATAACGACGACCCCAATGCAAGTGACTGTCTAGGTAGAAGTGAAATAGGACTAAAACTTCTAATTGACATTAATAAAAAGAGACGAGCGATCTACCGAAGTAAAACTTTTGTAGACTGGGCAACATCCTATAATAATACAGTTAGCTGTCTACCACTAGAATTCTGTGTGGGAAAAATAAAGGACACTAATCTTGATCTAGATTATTTGAACAACATACGATCGTTTTCATTAGTTTTAGAAAATATCAAATTTATAAATTGACGTATTTTTATTGACAAAACTTATAATATAAGCTATTATGTAATTTTTTAAGGAGATGTAAATGTCTAGTAGAATGTTTTCCAGTGACCAAAAAGCAAAACTAACACAGCTAATCAATGAAGGTATGACTGTGATGCAGGAAGTAGAAGATTTAACCGCAGGCCTAAATGATACTGTCAAGGCTGTAGCTGAAGAAATGGAAATTAAACCAGCTATACTTAAAAAGGCTATCAAGATCGCATTTAAATCCAAACTTGGTGATGAAAATGCTGACAATGAAGAACTAAATACTATTCTTCAAACTGTTGGAAAAACACTTTAATGTCAAATAAGTTTTGCCCTATGCCATTTGGCAGTATGCATATTGATCCAGATGGCAACATACTGGTATGCTGTAGTGACGCAGGGCAAAATCTAGATAGTAAAGGACAGAAATTTAACGTCCAAACACACAGTCTACTCGAAGCCTGGAATAGTGATCATTATAAAACACTTAGAAAAAAGTTTTTACAAGGTGAGCAGCCAGCTAGTTGTCATCAATGCTGGACCACAGAGTTGAATGATAGCTCTGTTAGTACAAGAAAAAGTAGTGTGGGGAGGTTTCAAGTATTCCAGAACCAGGGTCTTGACTTTGCAAGTAGTACAAGGCAGGCTGAAGAAAATCAGGGAAGAATCGATAACCATCCAGTGGACTTCCAGGTTATGAGTGGAAATTTATGCAATCTAGCTTGCAAAATGTGTTATCCTCGTTATAGTAATACTTGGAGTAAATTTTATAAAAAGAAAAATCTAACTATTAAAGATACTAAACTTCATAGTCTTATGGGCCATCCTGAAGATATATATATGTCTTTTGGTAGAAATTACAACTGGCCTAAAACTCACACGATGACCAAGATTTTTTCAGAAATCAAAGATAGTGTTTACCACATTAATCTTACTGGTGGGGAACCTACACTATTAGAAGAAAATATCCGTTTTTTAGAAGAATTAAAATATAGTAAAAATATAGACAATTTAGAAATTCAGATTATAACTAATACAACTAATATTAACAAAAGATTGTTAGATTGTGTTAAACCATTCAAAAAAGTTATTGTTACCTCTAGTATAGATGGTATGGACGAAATAGCGTATATTCAGAGGACACCCAGTAATTGGACTATGATTTACTCGAACTATCAAAAATTACATAAATTTTGGCAGGAAAATACCAATATAACTTATTGCATTAATACTACAGTAACAGCTTTAAACATACATCATATTCATAAACTTTGGGATTTTTTAGTAGATAAATCTGAATGCAAAATACCCGTACATCTCATAAACCTAAATATCGTAGTTTCCAAGACACAGAGCACAGGTTTAGAAATAGTACCTAGAAAAGTTATGGAAAAAATTAAACAGCAGTTTCAAGATACAGTGTCTATTAGGGATTCCCGTGTTTATAATTCTATGATGAATTACTTTGATACAATAGAATGGGCTGACACTAATGTTCCAATGCTTGAGCTATTAGACAGTATACAAAAACTTCATCCTGAACTTGATATAAAAAATATCTACCAGATTTATTATGAATAATCTTATCATCCTGGCAAGTCTAGTAGGTTACTGGATATTACTAGGACTAGTGGTATTTTTATTTTTATATCTTGGGCTACAACTAGCAAATTTAAGCACATTCTTAGTTGACTTGTTTAATAATAAAAAGTAGAATAGACCTATGAGTTATATTGATGCAAATTACGACAAAGATAAAGATCTGGTTCGTGTGGTTGAACGTATAAATGGAGAAAGAGTGTTCCGTGAGTATCCAGTAAATTATACATTCTACTATGATGACCCTCGTGGCAAACACCGCACAATCTATGGCACGCCAGTTACTCGTGTAACTACCATTAACAATAAAGAATTCCAAAAGGAACTTAGAATACACGGGCATAAGAGAATCTGGGAAAGTGACATTAAGCCAGTTAACAGATGCCTGGAAGATAATTATCTAGGTGCTGATCCACCAAAACTACACACTGCTTTTTTCGATATTGAAACAGACTTCGACAGTGAACGTGGCTTCGCTCCCATCACAGATCCCTTTAGTAAGATCACAGCCATAAGCTTGTATCTTGACTGGATGGACAAGTTAATTACTCTAGCCATACCTCCCAAGGCAATGAGTGTTAAAACAGCAGATGAAATAGCAGTTAAATTTACTGACACATTTATTTTTACCAGCGAAGCAGAGTTACTGGATACTTTCCTAAATCTAATAGAAGATGCTGACATACTGAGTGGCTGGAACAGTGAGGGTTATGATATTCCCTACACTATTGGTAGAATTACTCGTGTGCTCAGCAAGGATGATACAAGAAGAATGTGTCTCTGGGGGATGATGCCCAGAGTAAAACATTTTGAAAGATTCGGCGCTGAACAAATGACCTTTGAATTATTTGGTCGAGTTCATCTAGACTATATGCAGCTCTACAGAAAATATACCTATGAAGAACGACATAGTTACAGTCTAGATGCTATTGGTGAATATGAGGAATGTGGCAGTAAAACCCCCTACGAAGGTACGCTGGACCAGTTATACAACAGAGACTTTGAAAAATTTATAGAGTACAACAGGCAGGATACAAGACTGTTGGCCAAACTAGATAAAAAATTGCGTTTTCTAGATCTAGCCAACACAATTGCACACGACAACACTGTACTATTGCAAACCACAATGGGTGCAGTGGCAACCACTGAACAGGCAATCATCAATGAAGCACACAGTCAGAACTTGGTCGTACCTAACAAGCAAGTCAAAGATTCCCGAGACGACGATCTTGAAGACGAAGGATTCGACGAAACTCAAGCAGCAGGTGCCTATGTTGCTACGCCCAAGGCCGGAGTCCACGAATACATCGGAGCCATTGACATCAACTCACTGTATCCCAGCGCAATTAGAGCACTGAATATGGGACCAGAAACCATTGTGGGCCAATTACGTCCCATAATGACAGAAAGATACATACAGAAAAAAATGCAAGAGGGCAAGAGTTTTGCTGCAAGCTGGGAGGGACTGTTTGGTAGTCTTGAGTATGAAGCAGTGATGCGTATGGATGCTGGTACAGAAATTACCATTGACTGGGAGGTTGATGGCAGCAGCGATGTATTAAGTGCCCGTGATGTCTGGCATCTTATCTTTAATAGCAACAAATCCTGGATATTGAGCGCCAACGGCACAATTTTTAGTTCGGATAGAAAAGGCATCGTGCCGGGACTACTGGAACGCTGGTATGCTGAACGTAAACAAATGCAAGCCAAGCTTAAAGAATGTATTGCCACTGGTACTGTAGAAGAACAAGAATACTGGGATAAGCGTCAGTTAGTTAAAAAGATTAATCTTAACAGTCTATACGGTGCTATCTTAAATCCCTACTGTAGATTTTTTGATCACAGGATCGGACAAAGTACCACACTCTGCGGCAGAACTATCGCCAAGCATATGGATAGTTTTGTAAACGAAGCTATTACAGGAAAATATGATCACGTGGGTGAAGCAGTGATCTATGGTGATACTGATTCTGTATATTTTAGTGCCTGGCCCTTGATACGTGATGATGTTAATGCTGGTAGGATGGAATGGAGTAAAGAAATTTGCCTGCAGGTCTATGACAACATTGCTGATCAACTCAATGATAGTTTTCCTGCAATGATGGAACAAAGTTTTCATTGCCCTAGAGAA